ACCAAAGAAAGTTGGTGGTGGTGCTAGCGGTGGGGGATTTGGTTTTGCTGATCGCGATAGAGTAGGACCAAACGGAACACCATCCGGTAGAACTATACTTGGATCTGTAAGTTTGCCCATACCAGGTGGTATCAAAGATGAAAATGGTTGTGATTGGGCAGGCAATTCGATGGATGAGGTGGCAATTCAAGCGGGAGCTTTAGCAAGAGCAGCCACAGGAGCTAGTGGCACTAGTGCCGGAGATGAAGCAGAAGCAATTGTAGGAAGATTGGGAAATAATTCTGATGTAGTGAAAAAAGCAATCCAAGAAACTTTTGCTGGGAAAGCAGTTGGAGTTAAAAATTTAATGACCAGATCAACTGGTCTGATTTTTAATCCTAACCTCGAATTATTATTTGATAAACCTGTTCTTAGAGGATTTCAATTTAGTTTTGATCTCATACCCAGAAGTCAGAAAGAAGCAGAAGAAGTTGTTAAAATTATTAGATTCTTTAAGCAGGGGATGGCAGCAATTAGATCAGAATCAAATCTATTCTTACTATCTCCCAATGTATTCCAAGTTCATTATGTTCTTAATGGTGACGGAAACACAGATCATCCATACATAGGAAAGATGAAAGAGTGTGCAATGACAAACTTCAATGTTGATTACACACCTCAAGCAAATTATTCAACACTTAAAGATGGTTTTATGACTGCATATAAAATATCAATGCAGATGAAAGAACTTGAACCAGTATTTAATGACGACTATGATACAGATAAAACTAGTGGTGTCAAAGGAGTCCCAGCAGAAATAGGTTTCTAAAATGTCAAACTACTTTAACAAAATTCCTAATCTTGATTATGTTAGCAGACTTCCCGATGCTAATATATCAGATTATATTCCAGTAAAAAATTTATTTAAAAAGGGTAGTCTTAGAGAAGATATATTTCAAGACTTGACAGTGTTCACTAAGTATCAAGTTCAAGGTGATGATAGACCTGACAACGTTGCATTCAAAGTATACGGGGAATCTAATCTTGATTGGTTAGTGTTAGCAGCAAATAATATCATTAACATTCAAACAGAATGGCCAATGACTCAATACAATTTTGATCAATACTTATTAGATAAGTATGGAACTTACGATAAAATTAATGGCACTCATCATTATGAAACTATTGAGATAAAGGATAGCACTGGCGTATCCATTTTAAAGGGAGGTCTTAACGTCCCTTCCGATTTTAGTTTCAAATATCAAGATAACTCTACTGCATACTCAACCAATCCAGTAAAAGAAGTAACTAATCTTGATTATGAAAATGATATTCAAACAGAAAGAAGAAATATTTGGGTTCTGAAAGGAAGGTATTTAAATATTGCTCTTGATGACCTAGAGATTATCATGACATACAAAAAAGGATCCAGTCAATATGTGACTGAATCCATGAAGCGTGGGGATAATATTAGATTATTTCAGTAGATTAATATATGCTGCGATAACCAATAAGGTTAAGCACAACTGATTATATCTCATCACTCCTCAGCAAGTTTCTGGAAGTAGGACAAGGCATCATCTTCATCTGAGTCAGCAGACTTTGTTGGAGTGATGTCAGGTGAATTAAAATCAGCAGCAGGAGGTTTGCTTGATTCAAAGTTAGGAGAGAAAGATCCACGACCTTCACTCTCATTTTCCAGTTCTTCGTCATAACGACGGGCAGGTGGTTTAGCACCAAGCACCATCTTCAGACGCTTATCCAGGTCTTCATAAGACTTGAATTGGTCAGCAGCAGTCAAAGCAGTCAATGAATACTGCTTCTGCCACAATGCTTCTAGTGCATCGTCATCATCAAGCAGAGGAGAGGATGCTGCAAACTCAGAAGAATCATAGTTCCAGTAACCTGCAACCTTCTTCAGTTTGAGTTTGAAGTTAGCACCCTGCCAGAAGTCAAAAGGATTGATGGCAGTCTCATCCTCATACTCAGGTTGCATGGCTTCCATCACCTTGTCGAAGATCTTCTTACCGAACTTATACAGGAAGACACGACCTTCGTTCTGAGGGTTTGCCTTGTCCTGAACCACATAGATGTTGGCATAATAGGACAGTTTGCGCTTCTGCTTACGAACAGTGTCCTTATCAGAATCAAGACCACTATTCCAGAGTTCACGATTGTGCTCTGATACAGGGTCTTTGCCACCGTTTGTAGTCAAAGAGTTCTCGATGTACCATCCACCAGGACCTTGAAAGGCATGGGAGTACATCTTTGCCCAAGGGAGTTCTTCTCCATCAGGGGCAGGGAGGAAACGGATGACGGCATAACCATTACCGGTCTTATCCATTTCAGGTTTCCAGAGACGGTCATCTCCACCGCCACCAGTATTGTTCATCTTCTCAACTTCCTTTACCAATTTAGAGGTAAGGGAACCTAGAGAGGATTGCTTTTTAAGATTTGCGAAAGACATAGGATTTGTTAGATTTGTACGTATTTGGCTTGTGTGTACCTCGGTATTCTACACGATAGAGTCGTCTTCGTCAATCTTTGACTTCATCACATCCAACATTTTGGACATGTTCGTAAAGATTGTCTGCATATCAACATTGGGTGGGAGACCCATCATCTTTGCAGAATCAACGATTCTTTCTTTCATAATTTTTGCTTCAGGATCATCTGATAAACTCAGACGAGTATAAAGAACTCTTTGTTTATCAAGAAGTTTTTCCATCATACTAACATGGAACTTTTTTTCTTCTTTATTCATAGAGGGGAAGTTAAAGACGTTGCGATAAACGTCTTCTTGCAACTCACTTATTTCCGTCATTTCTGCACGGACTACATCGGAATCAAAAAAACTCATTTTCCTAAAACAACTTGCTTTAAAACTTTTTTATAACGAGATACGTCAATATTTAGGAATGGAGAATACTTTCTCATCCGCATATTAACAGTCTCCCATACTGGATCAGACAATTTACTATTCCAGTCTTTACTAAACCCAAGTATTCTATCAAGAATGACTAAGGTTTCAATTGAGATATCATCCCTCAAATATGATTTCAGAATATCTGGATGACGGGAACCATCCATAGAGAACATAGCATCAAAATTATTATCTGAAAAGACTTTCTCGGTCTCCTCTTTGAAAAGATATGAGAGTGACTGAGTTCTCTTCTTCCATGAGGTATATCTACCTTCACCTTCGCGTATCATCTCTCCTATCCAAAGTTTACTTGGATCAGTACAAGTGATGAAGTTAGATATGAAGAACTCTATTACTTCCTTGTCGTCTTTATTCCTAGAAAGTTTTTCAAACCAGAATCGATCTTTCCTTTTATAGAAAGATTGTACGGTTGCACGACTCTTACCACAGTACTTGTGATAGTCGTACTTCTCTTTCGTGAAGTGATTCTTCAGCGAAAGATATTGCTTGTAGGCATCAAACGGCATCATGAAAAAAGTAATAGGGTCAAATTTTTGCCAGAATTTTTTTCAGGCAAAAATGGAATCAAATAGGCAATTTTGCACGGGAACTTCTCTTTAAGAAGTTAAGTTCTTGTGCTTCACATTTAATTTTTTCTTTCAGAGGTTTGGGAATCAGTTTTGGAACTGATTCTAAATCAATACTATTACTCTCACAGAAGTGAATAATAGCATCAATGTAACTCATTCCTGAGTTCTGTATTACAAGAGATTCGATCTCCTGTGCGAAACGAGAGGGGCAAAAGAATTTACTTTCTAATACTTTTTCTAGTTCATTCTCCATTCTCTGTCCTAAGATTGTGAGATACAAATTCTTTAATATATCGAACTAATAACTTAATATAATCCCCTTTGTTCCTTTTGTCAAATACTTTAACCTCACCACCAGGTGTAACCATGATGGTAATGAGTTTCTTTACGGGGATACCAGTCAACTCATAGTAAGCAGCAGCGTAGAAAGTTTCCTGAACAAAGTAGTTTTCCAACCACTCTTCTGGTTTGATCTTTTCGGATGTTTTAAAATCGATGACTGCGAGTTCGCCTTCGTACTCTCCGATACAGTCAACGCGACCAGCTAATCCAAGATACTCGGAATAGAGGGTCCTTTCTATAGCGTGTATATTATTTATCTTGTCCAGATATGGTAGGGCATGATGAAACATATACCGTGTGAGGGGTTTAAAGTCATCCCAATTGATTTCTTTGTTCCGCATGTAAACTTCAACTGCTTCATGGAAGTCTGTTCCACGGGCAGTTGCTTTCTTTGTGATTCGGTTTGCTTCCTCAACACCAATTCGCTTACGCCACTTGACAAATATCTGTCGGTTATAAAAAGAAGTTACCGATGTAATGGAAGGCACCCAATCTCCACTTGGAAGGTTGTAGAGACGGATGCCATTTGTTTCTTTCTTGTTTAGTTCAAGGTCACCGAGATAATTACAATGCTCAAAAATCATAAATTCATTTCCATCTTAGCGAGTAAGTATTCTTTCACCAATCCAGAGCGAACAATATCTTCAACTCCAAATTCAACAATGTCAACCGAAGGCATGATGCGTAAGATTTTCATGAAATCTGCAATGCCATTTTTTTCAGCAGACTTAACGAGGTCAGACTGAGTAGCATCTCCACAGAACATGATCTTTGAATCTTGACCAATTCTAGTGATAATACTATCAAGTTCATGATAGTTTAAGTTTTGGAATTCGTCAACAATAACGATCGCATTATCAAGTGTAGTACCACGAATGAAAGACGTAGACCAGAATGAAATTGTTCCTTGTGCTTTGAGGTTACCGTACAACATCTCAAAGTCAGTATCAGTGGGCATCTCAAACATATACTTCACCATATTCTTATATGGAATCTGGTAAAGGGAAGACTTGTCTTCATGGTCTCCAGGTAAGAAACCAATCTCTCTAGTCGCTACAAGAGACCTGACAAGGTATATTTTATCATAAGAAGTCTTCTCATCTAAAACGTCTTTAAGAGCATTGTAGAGGGTAATAAAGGTCTTTCCTGTACCAGCACATCCATATGCTACAAGATTTTGATCGTTCTTGTAACAACGAAAGAGTTCTTTTTGATTTTCAGTGAGGGGTGTGATGTCCCTCATTAAGTCTGAATTGATTGGTTTCTTCCTTTTCATATGCTTGTTGCTCATTCCAAACGGAACTACTGGTTGATTAGTCTTTCTTTTTGCGGACATAAACGGTAAGTTAGAAGGAGTAGTCGCGGTGTTTCCGAACTGTGGCACCTGGTTGTTTAGATGCACGGTCCAGAACTTCATTCCAACCGCTAGATTTTGCTTCACCAGTCCACTTAAATTCTGTAGACTGTCCTGCACATCCTTCTGACCAATCCTTATCCCATCCTGGATTCGCTTCTTTCCACTCCGAGTATGCTTTCATAGTCATACTAAGTGTCTTTTTTTCTTTTGTTTCTAAATTAATAACGGGGTATGTTGGCATAACATTCAATTGTTGGTGTAAATATTTATGAATTCCATTCCATTGCTTCTGCAACAGCAGGGAATTGTTCACAGAAGATTTCTTTTGCACCTAATGCAAGATCCATATGTTCCTTCTGTGTACCGTTTGCAGAACGCAAATCAATATAATGGATCCATGAACGAACTGAACCTGTCATGTAAATTTTTGTGGGACATGCCAAAGGGAGTACAAAGCGAGCACACTCCTTTGCGATTGATGCATCAAGCATTTCTTTGTAGAGTTTCATTCCCTCATCAAAGTGTCGTTGCATTTTGATTTGAAACTCTTGACGGATAAACGGGTCAATATCATCAATAGAATTCTGACGATTCTTGGTGTCTTGCCTGCGTAGTTCAGGTAGAGGGATCTTCTCCGCGAGTAGGGAACTATCAGCATAGCGTTGTGAAAATTCTTGATATGTAAAACTACGGTGCCGGAGCACTTGAGCCGCGATTCCCCTGGTAGTATTCAACTCCAGAGTCATATATGCTTGCTCAAAGATGCTCCAGTGCTGATGCTTCACACAATATTTGAGAAGACCAGAGAACTTTTCGTTCTCCTGGTTATTGGGATTTGACACACGGGCACAGTATGCCATGTGTTTCTCAGCATCAGGTGTTACGCTGATTAGTTTTACGTTGTTCTCGCTCATCAAGTGTCTCGTTAATAATGTCTTTTAGTTCCTGTCTTTCTAAATCAGTAAAGACATTTCGTTTTGGTACTACCAATGGTGGATATGATTTCCTTGGTGAGGTTTTACCACCACTAGAAAAACTCATTCCTTGTGTATCTATCTTATCCATCATCGTCCTCAAAAACTTCGTCGTAATCTAAAATGTAATTGCTAGCAGGATCATCAAAATTTTCTTGCTTTGAAGTGTATGCATCGGTATTAGAATATACTTCTGATTCCAGAGCATCAACCAGCAGTTTTAGATTCCTTACTATCAGTTTTAGTTTATCTCTTTCCATAAAAAATGGGAGGTTTCCCTCCCATCTTAACACTATTCAATTGATTTGGCAATCACTTGGTGTAAGTTTGTCCGCGATAGCAGAAAGTCCCATGAGACTCTTTGCTTTCTACACAACGGGTAGAATACTCAACACCACGATATGCGGTGTGGGTAATCTGTGCGTCATGAACTGCAGATGCTTTGTTGATCTGCTTCTTGATCATGTTTAGTGTGTTCATTGTAGGTACTCCTAAAGTAGTTGGATTTTTAGGTCCGTTCCTTTAGTCGTTTGCGTCCCATGGATAGCACTCAGGTGTAGATTCCTTTACGGCTTCTATTAGTTCAATCTTAACTTGATTGCTAAGATCTTCATGATTCTTCATCCGAAACATAATTGCATCGGCATCAGAACAACTGAGTGTTGAATATAAGAGAAAATCAATCATGGGATGAACGGCTCCGTTCCGCGACTTACTTGCGTCCCACCCTAGAGCGGGATGAACGTCAGGTCTTATTATAGACCTCATATCTTATTTAGTCAAGTGTCTTCGTATCAACACGAACATTTTATTATTTCTAAAGAAGCATACCTTTATCACTCATATACTTGAGTGTTTCTTTTAAGGTTCCCCGGTGTTCAAGTCCAATAGCAACCTGAGGATACTCTGCCTCAGTGCCAAACTCAGCACGAAACTGTTTGTCCGTAAAGTCATCGTCCAGAAGAAGGACTCTTACATTCACAGAGTCATCAAACTGAACACTTTTAAGGAGACTCTCTGCCCTTTCACACTCCTGACTTCTATTAGAATAAATTATTGGTTGCATTCTTTATCCTCCTCATATTCAATTACGATTCTTTTATATTCTCTACCAGAATTATCTTTAATGTAGAGTTTTTTGAGTTCTCCATTCAGGTCTTTGGCAATTTCATGCAGCTTCCACCAAGGTATTTCCTTTTCAGTCACGTTGCCTCCAATCATCTGTTTTTTCTTGATGAAACCATTCTATTATTTCATCAGTATTTTGGAATCCTTTTGAGTGATTAGATGGGTCAGGATCCCCCAGTCCCATCTGTATCATAAAATCATCAAGACCACCCTTTTTAACATCAGGGTTGGCGACAATTCTTCTTGCCTTTCTTAAAATCTCAGCAGCAGACGCATTTGCCTTAGCAAGTTTGTTTGCCCAGATCATATCATCGAGGTTCACCTCCTCACCTAAGATTATTTTTTCGCAGATTGCCTCAAGTCGCAACCTATATTGGGTGGAAAGCATACGCGGAACACTCCTGCTAGTGTATTTATTCTATTGCTTCTGGATTAATACCATATTCATCAACCAGTTTGTCTATCTGAGTTTCTTGCCCAGATAGTTTTTCTAATTCAAACATTGATGACTTTTGGTACTTCTTCAGTTTCTTATACTCTCTAATAATTTTCTGAACTTGTTTCCCATTAATATTAAGGGTGAACTCTTTGTCCTTTCCAGGTTTGGCAAACCCCTTGAAACCATCACTCATTTTCTTTTCTTTTCTTTCTTTGGTTTTTGTCCCCAAAGTTTAGGGTTAACTGTTCCATATCCAAAGTCAATTCTTTGAACAGAACCTTTTCCATATCGATCATAATACATATCAAACATCTTTGATACTTTACCACAACGGGTAAGATCAACACATTCCTTTCCATCAACGATATACCAGATTAGTCTGGCATCTGTGGGAAATGTTTTATCGTTTGCTACCTCTATAGTTGTTTTTTCCAGCAGAATTTGACACTCATAATCAGATGGATTGATTTTGTTTTCCTCTAATCCATACTCTGCCATTTCTTTTTCCTGGTGTTCTACAGCAACACTACTCATGAACGTCCTCCCCAGTTGATATCGGGATAAGCTTCTTTAATAACTTCGTATGTTAATTTATATTTAGTTTGTAACGCTTTGTCTTTTACAAGGCAAAGGATAGATGCCTCCTCAGGGTGGAGACCCTCAAGCATTTGGATAAACATAGTCTCTCTACGAAGAGAAGTGAGACTGTCATTACCACCCTTTACAAAGTTAAAGAGATGCTTATACTCTTTACGAAGCGATGTGTGGTCTGTTCCAACAGGAACTTCATTTGCCTTGTAAGGAACATCTCCAGAAGGAACTACAGAGACTACAGTGTCATCGAAGTTCCAGATGAGAAGACTCTTCAGTGCAGGGTTACCATACTCCTGAAGAATCTCAATTTTTTTTACTTTACTCCTTTGCTTGCTAGCAAGTTCAAGGATTTCATGAATGAATGGATTGGGTGGGAGTTTTGCTTTCTCCTTAGTCGTCATCTTCTTGGTCGAATTCGTCATAGCTATTTTCAAATCGTACTGCTAAAATTTCGTCAGGTAATACATTTCCGTTTTCATCAAACATCTCTGGATGAGTATAAATTGGTTGATTTACCCAGGTGTTTTCTCTTGCTAACCATCCTACCACACCTCCAACAAAAAAGAACATGATTGAAACAAGGGTTCCAATCGTAAGTGTTACTGCTAACATTTTTCTATACTCCAGAGATTATTTCTTTCTGATGTCCAGATAAAAATTTAGATGAAATACAATCTCTCTTCGGAAGAGAGCGACCATCTTACCAAACTTTACCTGAAAAGTTTTTGGTTGTTCTGGTTTTGCCCTCCTATTGCGTAGAAGCAACTCTACCCCACGATTAATGTGGGTTTCGTGATTATTTAGTTTTCTTTCTTCGCCCAGGTCGTCGGTCATAACTATACCTCTCCGCATCTTTTAAGATGCAATTTAAATAATCTTTTATTTTTCTCGCTTGAGGTTTAGGAATATGACCATAACCTTCCCGCAGTTGTTTATGTTGACTGTCAGAACCTCCTTCAATATATTCATCCAGATCTTTAATTATATCATTCAGTTCAAGGACGGTAGAACTGTCAATGAATAAATCTATCTCATGTTTCTTGACTTTGTTTGCTCTTAAGTAATCGTAAAATTTTAAATTTATTTTACCCTCAAAGGCATAATCAATTGCATGTTCAATAAGATCATAGATGTCGTTGAGGTTTGTTTCCATTAGACCAGTTTGTGTTCCCTTAGGTACTTAACAGTTTCAGTACATCCACCGATGATTGTATCATCTTTTATGACCCTTGGAAAGGTAGAACCTTTTCCAAACTTATCATAAAATTCATCGCGACTGTAATCCCTGTTAAGTTTATATATCACATGCTTGATTTCTGCAAGCTCTAATACCTGCTGAACTTTTGTGCAATATGGACATCCGTCCTTTGAATATACCGTAAATGTCATTGTTGTACCTGTTTCCAATCGTTATCAAAAATTTCCAAACCTTTATCAGTAAGGATGTGGTCATACATTTGGTCAAACACTTTGGGTGGCATGGTGCAGATTTGAGCACCATTGTACCAAGACCTAATAGCACGTTGAACGTTACGAATAGATGCAGACAGAACCTGAGTCCTGACTCCATGGATGCGATACAGTTCTGAGATAGATCGTACAACCTCCAGACCTGCTACTGATTGGTCGTCTAAGCGTCCTACAAAGGGAGAGACGTATGTTGCCCCTGCTTTTGCTGCTAGGACTGCCTGAGCAGCACAGAAGATAAGTGTGACATTGACTCTAATGTTTTGGTCTGACAAAGATTTACAGACTGCAAGTCCTTCACGGGTGCAGGGAACCTTTACTGTGCATACATCACCAAACTTTTCGTAAAGTCTTTTTGCTTCACGATACATTTGACCCTCATCACCAACAACTTCCATGCTGATGTCTCGGATACCAATGTCTTTAATCTCTTGGTAAACAACCTCAGGATCTCTTCCTGCTTTCATAATAAGAGTGGGGTTGGTAGTGACACCATCTACCAGTCCCGTCTTAAAATATTCATTAATAATTTCTGTGTCGGCAGTATCAAGAAAGATTTTCATATAGTTGTGCGTATATTTCATTATTCTACATGAAGATGTCCAATCATGCCAGCCCCCTGATGAGGACCACAAAAGAAATCATAGTCTCCAGCATCAGCAAAGATAATATCTTGCGATTCGCCAGGAGTAAACATTAATGATTCTCTAGAAAGATCTGCTCTACCCTCAACAATAATATTATGTGGGGGCAACATTCCGTTTACGAAATGAACTGTCTCACCAGCAGTAATACTAATATTATCTGGACTGAATACAAGATTTCCATTGGAACCCATTGTTACGTCTACGGCGTATGCAATCCCAGGTAAAAATATAATCATTGCCGAAATTGTAGCAACGATAACTGCGCTAATAAACTTCATTATAGTTCATGCAACTACTCTATCTATTATGTCATCAAATGTTTATACTTGTTTTCTGTCACGACTTCATGACGTAAAAAAAGACCCCTTGAAGGGGGTCTGAAAGGGCAATCAGGACAACCTGCACCACAGCATCCTCTATTTGTCTTCATACAATTTCTCTAGTTTTTCTCTAGACAAATCAACATACATAAGTTCTTCACCTGCTTCAGGTGCTTCTGGATGTCTTGGTTTGGGAGGTTTACTCATCTCTATATTAATAGATTGAATGTTACTCCACATCATTGCGAATGCAGCACCTGCAATTACAGCAAAGCAACTGAAGTACACGAACACTAGATAACCGTTCATAGTTCAGCACCTTTTTGTAGTGATGTCATTGTATCATGAAGTTCTCCAACATCGCGGAGACCTTCGACACTGAACCAAGGGGCATTTGCCCAACTAAATCCTTCACCCATGGTGCTATCGGGTGCTGTGATGTACCAATGACATGCTGTGTCAGGCACATCTACTGCACACTTAGACCAATCATCCTGCCACTGTGGGACTTGAACCCACATTAATGCAGCAAACATAAAAGTGAATAGTCCTTTAATCATTTGTGAGTCTCCGTTTTATGAGATGATCTAGTGAGAAATTACCCCCACCATTGAGAACGATACATGCTGCACCTCCCCAGTAAAGAACTAAAAGTTCTAACAAATAGATGTTAAATCCAGATGTAACTAGGGCATGATAAATTGCGAATGATATTGTACCTAGGATTGCTAAGGCACCCAGACGAGTGCCAAGTCCAAAGATGACCAACCAACTCCCCACAATCTCAGAGAATGCTGCGAAGTATGAGGAGAGGATTGGGAATGGAAGATGCAATGGTCTTACAAATGCATCCGCAAAGTTTTCAATGTTTTCTAGTTTCTCATATCCATGATGGATAAGCATAGTGCCTATCGCTAAACGAAGTAATAAGAATCCTAGAGACTGAATCACAATGCATTACCTCTAGGAAGAACTTCTTCTGGGAATACAAACTGCTCATGAGGTTGATCAACTGGTGCCAACCATGCACGTAGTCCTTCATTCAATAGAATGTTTTTGGTGTAAAACGTTTCAAATTCAGGATCTTCTGCTGCACGAATCTCTTGAGATACAAAGTCGTAAGCACGTAGATTAAGAGCGAGTCCAATAATACCGATAGAACTTGTCCAGAGACCCATGACGGGAACGAAGAGCATAAAGAAATGCAACCAACGCTTATTACTAAAAGCAATACCGAAGATCTGTGACCAGAAACGGTTCGCAGTAACCATCGAGTAAGTCTCCTCCTCTTGCGTAGAGTCGAAAGCCTTGAAAGTGTTTGCTTGATCCCCGTCTTCATAGAGTGTGTTTTCAACAGTGACTCCGTGAATAGCAGATAGCAATGCTCCACCTAGGATACCAGCAACCCCCATCATATGGAAAGGGTTGAGCGTCCAGTTATGGAAACCCTGTAGGAAGAGTAGAAAGCGGAATATCGCAGACACGCCAAACGACGGTGCAAAGAACCAACTGGACTGTCCGAGAGGATAGATGAGAAACACACTGACAAAAACAGCGATAGGCCCAGAGAACGCAATAGCATTATACGGACGGATTCCAATTAACCTAGCCAACTCGAATTGACGAAGCATGAAACCAATGAGGGCAAATGCTCCGTGGAGCGCCACAAAATTCCAGAGTCCCCCAAGCTGGACCCAGCGGACGAAATCCCCCTGAGCCTCAGGACCCCAGAGAAGAAGAAGAGAATGACCCATAGCGTCAGCTGGAGTGCTAACTGCCGCTGTAAGAAAATTTGCACCCTCAAGATAGGAACTAGCGAGACCGTGGGTATACCAGCTCGTTGCGAAAGTCGTACCAGTAAGCCAACCGCCAATAGCAAGATAAGCAGTGGGTAGAAGAAGAAGTCCAGACCAGCCAATAAAAACGAAACGATCCCGCTTAAGCCAGTCGTCGAGTATGTCAAACCATCCCCTCCTTTGTTGTTGTAGTGTTGATGCTACCATTATTTAAAACCTCCATTTGTTTTTTTCTTTGTTTGTTTTTTATCCAGGACATTTACCTTACAACCCTTCCAGTTACGAACGCATTGAAACCAATGTGCTCTCATCTGGTCATAGTCATCAAAGATAATTGATTGACCATTGAATTGTAATTCGTATTGATGTCTATCGTAAGGTTCGTCGGAGGTTTGTGCAAACCACTCTGGTAGTTGTGGTGGACCTACAGACAATACCCTCTCTTCTGGATCAAGTTTACCAATCATGATAATAAGTAATATTACTTAACATTTGAGAAGAAAAAGAAAGGGGACCGAAGTCCCCTTTTACTTCTTATTGATTATAACAGATTAATCAACCAACCGTGGGTGCGGTGAGTGCTACAGGTGTAGACTCAGCAGCAGCAAGGTCAAGTGGGAAGTTGTGTGCGTTACGCTCATGCATAACTTCCATACCCAAACCAGCGCGGTTAAGAACATCTGCCCAGGTGTTCAACACACGACCCTGACCATCAAGGATGGACTGGTTGAAGTTGAAACCGTTCAGGTTGAATGCCATCGTGGAGACGCCAAGGGCGGTGAACCAGATGCCGACAACAGGCCATGCAGCAAGGAAGAAGTGCAAGGAGCGGGAGTTGTTGAATGAAGCGTATTGGAAGATCAAACGACCGAAGTAACCATGGGCTGCGACGATGTTGTAGGTCTCTTCTTCTTGACCGAACTTATAACCATAGTTCTGTGACTCTGTTTCAGTTGTTTCACGAACAAGTGAGGAAGTAACGAGACTTCCGTGCATAGCAGAGAACAAAGATCCACCGAATACCCCAGCAACACCGAGCATGTGGAACGGATGCATAAGGATATTGTGTTCTGCTTGGAATACAAGCATATAGTTAAAAGTACCAGAGATACCAAGAGGCATA